CAAACTGATTTCTAAACCATTGAAAGAACGTTTGCGTCACGAAGCACAACGTTTGAATTATATGAAAGCATCTTCTAAAGGAGTATTACCACTGTGACAGGGTTTGAAGTGTATAAGATGTATCTTTCACTCAAACAACACTTCACTAAACCAGACTACGATTACTACAAATATAACGGAAAGGTACGTGCGAACGAAAAGTCATTTGAGCAAAGGCAAGACCGTTATTTTTTTAAAAAGTTAGCGACAAAACATACAGGAGATAAACTCTTAAATTATTTTGTCGCTAATTTTGTAGACAATCCTAAAGGATATCTCAGATCATTTAGTGAGGATACCTATAATAAATGGAGAATACATCAAGAGTCTTTCACTTATAAATTTAAACAAGATGTAAATCTTTTACTCGATGATTATGAGTTTCCATATCAGGAAGCATTTGATAGAATGTTCATAGTCACTTCTGGTCAGCATCCAAAAATCATGAGACACTATCTATCTGGAGAGATCTCATTAGAAACATTGGTTGTATTTGAAACATGTTTAGGGTTCGTTGAAAATTTTGATAAAACTTTGTCAGATCCTATCTGGAAAGATACCCGAATGAAGGTCATGAAGTATAAACCATTTCTAAAATTAAATTGTCAAGAGTATAAGTCGGTAATCTTAGATACTATTAAAACAAAGTTATGAGTAAATTTTTCGAGTCCCAACAAGTCCAAGAAGATCTACAATCAATCTTTAATTTTTACAAAGAAATTTCATCAGAGACAGTACGTTTAGGAATCATGGATAAAGAAGAGAAACTAGAACACATTGAAGATTGTAAAGCACTTATTGATAAACAAAAGACTTTCTATACAAGGTTGTGTCTAGCATCTAAAGAAGATAAAGAAGCAGCAGATATGAAGAACAGAGTCAATGCTTTAACTAATGCGTTTGGATATGAGGACCTAATCGAGTGTATGAATGCAATGGTTGCTACACTAGAGGCAGCAGCAAAGAGGGATGATCTATGAAAATTAATATGATATCTGATGCACTTAAGATAGAATTAAAAGATCTTATCAATGAGGTTTTAGATGAGAGAGAACTTCAGAAAAAACTAGACGGTCCTTATGACTTTCCAGAAGATACTGATTGGCAACCAGATGATGATGGTCTTGATTATGAAGTAAATTACTATGGATAAGAAGTTAAAAGATTTTATAGAGAAATGGAAGAAGCGTTTACGTTTCCCCAAAATGCCACCACCACCAAGTTGCCCCGCTTGACAACACCTATATACTATGCTACGATTACACAGTAGTATACAAACAACTTACACACTAAAACGGAGAATACGATTATGTCTTTCGCATCACTTAAGAAAGCATCTAGCACTGGAAATACTTTTGCTAGATTGACTAAGGAGATCGAGAAACTAAACCAACCTGCTCAAGGTAACAGTGGCGCAGACGAGCGTCTTTGGAAACCAGAATTGGACAAGTCAGGTAACGGTTATGCTGTTATCAGATTCTTGCCCGCACCTGATGGAGAGGAACTTCCTTTCGCTAAGATCTGGTCTCATGCCTTCAAAGGTCCTGGTGGTCAATGGTATATTGAAAACTCATTGACAACTCTTGGTAAACAAGACCCTGTTTCAGAATACAATACTGAACTCTGGAACGCTGCAGGAGAGGGTTCTTCTGAACGTGCACAAGCACGAGCACAGAAGAGAAAACTTTCTTACTACTCTAACATTTACGTTGTGAGTGATCCTGCACACCCTGAGAATGAGGGTAAGGTCTTCCTATACAAATACGGTAAAAAGATTTTTGATAAACTCGTTGAAGCAATGCAACCTGCATTTGCAGACGAGACTCCAATCGATCCTTTCAATTTCTGGAAGGGTGCTGACTTCAAATTGAAGATCCGCAAGGTCGATGGTTACTGGAACTATGATAAGTCTGAATTTGCCCCACCTAATACACTAGGTGATTATGATGACAAACGTCTAGAACAAATTTGGAAAGAGGGATACTCTCTTGCTGAGTTTGAAGACCCTAAGAACTTTAAGTCTTATGAACAACTTAAGGCACGTCTTAGTTTAGTCTTAGGTAACACTGCTCCAGTAGCACGTCCTGATGAATCTTTTGAAGATGTTAAACCTCAGACTCCAGATTGGGGATCAGAAGTTAAAGATTTTCGAGAGAAAGCAGTTGCCTCTGCTCCTGCCGAGGATGACGTAGAACTTTCCTACTTTGCAAAACTTGCTGAAGAGGACTGATTATAAACTGGCACAAGGAGGGTTGTAATGACCCTCCTTTTCTAGTATAATTAAAACATACACAAGGAATACAATGAAAACTGCCCTCGCTGCAATCATGTTACTTGCATCTGTCCCTGTAAATGCTGAAAGCATTGGAGACAGGAGTAATCGTCAAGCGTATGAATCCTCTAGAGGATATGCATACGAACAAAATTGCTATCGTTATGAATATCGGGAAGAGTACGTTCCTGGCACATCTAGATCGCCTGGTTACGTCAGATCTTACCGAGAAAAGATTGCAACACCATGTTTCTATGGTGATCATAGCAGATCTTCAACTGCCCCTTCAAGAGTTTACAGAACTCCATCACCTGATGGTAATGAGTGTAGCGAAGGAGCAATTCTTGGAGGAATCTTAGGAGGAGGTGCAGGTGCAGCACTATCACAAGGAGACGGTCGTTGGTGGGCAATACCTTTGGGAATTGTCGGTGGATCTATGATCGGTTGTGATATTGATGGAGGTTAGTGATGTCAAAAACTAAAACTCCTATAAGCAAAGAAGAAGTCGAAGATATGATTGAGTTTGCTATCAACAGACACAATCGTAATGCAGGACTCATCAGTATGGTTTTAGGATTTCTATTCATCGCACTCTTTGCAGATGGATTCTTTAGAGTTATCGGAGAGATACCTCCATTTATGGGTATCGATGTTGATATACTCAAAGAGATAGTGGAAAGAACAAAAGATGAAGTATTAAAAGCACTTTCAAGATCATGAACAACATAGGATTAGAAGTTGTCTTCTGGACAATATTGTCAGTTTATTTACTAGCAAAAATCGGAGTCTTTAAAAAGAAATGAATGATGTAGCAGTAGTAATATACTTGATTTTATTTGTTATGTTATTCGCAGCAACCTTTGCATACATGTTTAGGTTGATGGGTTCTACGTTGGATTCTTTTAATAAGGCATCAATTGGACATCCTGAGTTGCGAGGTGTTAGAGAAGGTGAACAGTTGTTAGGAGTTACTTTCAAGGGATATGAAGAACTATCACTAGATGAAGTAGAAAAATATCCAGTAAGTGCACAAAGAGACCATGAGTCCATAGAACTCTATCGTGATTTACAAGATCGTATTGATGAACTTGATGATGAAGACGATGATGATGACGATGGTGATATCCCTGCTAAACCGTACGTCGGTTCTGGAATCTGAAATTGACTTTTAGTTCCCATGAAACCGCAAAAAAATTTCCGCCAAAAATTTGACCCCTTTAGATTTTTATGAGTGACATACATTTTAAAAAACACCGAGTGTTCCGAGAAACAGACGGTGTTATTTTTTATGACATATCAGTAGAGGAATCTAACGCTTCTGACTTAGTTGTTCATGAAGGTCCTGCTCAATCTCCTCCACCTGATTGTGTAGGAGGGAAACAATTCTATATACATTCCTTTCAAGATGATTACAACAGAGTTGTATCAGGCACAAGAATGTTTGAATTAGTTAATTATGATTGGAGATTCCCATATCATATAGTGCACCTTGATGTGCATAGTGGTGCATTAATTATTCCTCGTGGAACATTTCATAGATCTCAATCAGGAGAACATGGATCTATTGTAATCAATCAAGCAAAGAGATACGATGGATTTGATGCTAGTGCAGAGTTCTATCCTGTATCTTGTGCAGAGAACGTTCAACTATATAATGTATTAAAGAATGAGAAACCAGTAATTCATCGCTTAGGAGAATGACTCAAAGTTATCACATTTATTTTCAAGAAAAAGTCCTCTTTAAAAATTTGACAATAGAGGAATTTACTTTAATATGGGACAAACTCTATACTTCCTATTGGAAAGATGACATAACGTATTCTATATGTTATGATGAAGCATGTGATCTAGAACCCTCTTTTTAATTATGATTCCATTTTTACTTACTAGTGCAGCATTTCTTAACTTTGCATTTTATATCTATGCAATTGGATTTGTAGTTGCACTCGCCTTAGAGCAGTATCTCAAGGTCAGACCCCTGTCTGCTGACTCATCGATGAATGAGAGAAATAATTATATTGTGCAGACTAATAGAAAATATTGTTGGCGACAAGCATGGGTAGTAAATCTTTTTTGGTTCCTATGTAATATAGCATTGTTTGTTATATCAAGGAACATGCAAACACCTCAAGATACTTTCTGGAACGGAATATGAAGAAGGAATCAAAAGAAAGAGAGTATGCTAAGGATAGAATGGAATACTTCAGAGAGTTCCATCGAGTCATTGCACCAGTAGTTGTAATGAAAGTGGAGGGTAAAGATGAATAAAATTTATGCAACTTGTCTTATTGGTGCAGTAGCATGGTGTGCTGCATCAGTAGAAGCATGTAGTCCTCGTTTGGATGGGGGAGAAACTTATTGCCCTCCAATTGATGAAGTATTCTTACCAAAAGAAGAGATGAAGGGTGAACTTGATGTTTACGATATTAATCACTGGGCAGCTATACAAGGTATGTTTATCAGAAACCAAAGAAGAGAACAGATAGAAGAAAATGCGACTCATCCTACTGACGCAATAGATAAGGCATTACTTGATTTTTGGAATGATGACGGAGTATGAAAGACGAGCAGAAGATCCCTGTTGGCAGCATAAACA